GATCGGCACTTGGCGACTTGGGGGAGGCGCTAGCCAAAAGGGATGGCGCAATGAGAGTGGAAAAGATGGAATCTTGTTCGTCGATAACTTGACCACCGACAAGGAGTTCAACCTTGGCGATCTTGGTACGCCAATCGGCGGCGCTGTAAGCTTGGGTTGCGGTGCCATTGTTTGGGACAAGGTAGACATAACCCAAGAGATCACCCTTGCGTTCGAAACGAACTGTAGACATACCATTGTCGGACACATTGCCCTGGATGACTTGACGTTCCACAGTTTGGGAGAAGTTTGTGTGGCGCTTGTACGTAGAGCGGAAAAAGCTGACTTCGGGCTGACCGACGAGATGCACATCCTGAGCACCCACGGCGACGAGTTGGGCAATACCACCAGACATTTTATAGTATAGTGAGACTTTATTTTTAAGTAGAGCGAAAACTCACTAGATGTAAAATGGAAAATAACTCCTATGGAGTTGGGGCTTCGGGCCAAACGGGGTTTTCAGGGTCTGTGGTATTGGCGGGGAGGTCACGAAGGGCTTGGCGGTAGTCCAACCACGCCTGTTTGACATCTTCAGACTTAAATTTAAAATCGGTGAGTCCATAAACATCGGTCTCTTTGAGTAGTAGGTCTCTCTTTTCTCTGATAATTTTCATCGGTTTTTCACCTTGAATCTCTTGCCATTTTTGTTCTAATTCTTGTAGAGTTGGTTTTTCGATACCATTAGTATCACCCCAACTTAATTTTTTGTAATCATTATTTACTAAATTCCACTGCGTGCCGCTGTATTTTTCAGATAAAACTTTGGCAATATCCATTTATATAAATAAATGTATTTTTTTAACCACCTATTTCGGTTACTATAAATTTTGAATAACCCGCATGAGGTGTATCTATACCAAATTGATATACATTGCGGTCGTAGTAAGTGTTCTCTTCTTTGTTATAATTTATATACAACGTACCTCCACTATAAACTCTGTATCTATGCATGAACTTTATATTATAATCCGTAGTCACAGATAATGGTATGTAGAAATTATTTTCATACGATATCATTTCTTGATAATAATTCACATAAGCACCGCTACTAGACAAAAGAACCCACGTATTTGCAGCGACGGTCCCAACTTGTTTGTCAACCATCATATATATGAGGTGAAAAGAACCTCCCCAACTGGTATCATTTCTGTATGGTATGTGAACATCAAGTTTAACTTTACTATTTGCATTCATGGGCACCCACGGTGTGGTGTACCCATATTGTGGACTATTACTCGAAGTAGATCTACTTGCCTGGTCAATAAATTGACTCACGTTTAAAACGATTCCTTTTCCGTAAATAGGTTTAGATACGAGTACGGCAGAGATATCGTTGGTAGTAAATGTATAAGCCGAACCAGGGTTACTCGTGTATGGGTAATGATCAGCGTAGCGCGCCCCAACTATGGTCGTGTTTCCATCCCCAGAGATGGAGACACTGACACCGAAATGGTCACTAGACCGTGGATCGGAAGCCGTAAGCTTCTGTTGTTGTGTCCAAGTACCGTCTGAACGAACAAAAATGTACGCGGACCCGGAGTCACCTTGTGCATTGTCATCATCGTAGTACGCCCCTACTATGACCGTGTTTCCACCCCCAGAGATGGAGACACTCCAGCCGAAATAGTCACTGGATCCCGCATCCGTACCGGCCGTAAGCTTCTGTTGTTGTGTCCAAGTACCATCTGAACGAACAAAAATGTACGCGGACCCGGAGTTACCTTGTCCATTGTCATCATCGAAGTACGCCCCAACTATGACCGTGTTTCCATCCGAAGAGATGGAGACACTGGTACCGAAATAGTCACTACCATATGGATCTGAAGCCGTGAGCTTCTGTTGTTGTGTCCAAGTACCATCTGAACGAACAAAAATGTACGCGGACCCGGAGTCACTTCGTCCATTGTCGTCATCTCTTTGCGCCCCAACTATGACCGTGTTTCCATCCCCAGAGATGGAGACACTCCAGCCGAAATAGTCACTGGATCCCGCATCCGTACCGGCCGTAAGCTTCTGTTGTTGTGTCCAAGTACCATCTGAACGAACAAAAATGTACGCGGACCCGGAGTTACCTTGTCCATTGTCATCATCGAAGTACGCCCCTACTATGACCGTGTTTCCATCCCCAGAGATGGAGACACTGTAACCGAAATAGTCACTATTTCCCGCATCCGTACCGGCTGTGAGTTTCTGTTGTTGTGTCCAAGAAGACCCGGAACGAACAAAAATGTACGCGGACCCGGAGTTAGTTTGTCCATTGTCGTCATCATATCTCGCCCCTACTATGACCGTGTTTCCATCCCCAGAGATGGAGACACTCCAACCGAAATGGTCACTGGATCCCGCATCCGTGCCGGCTGTGAGTTTCTGTTGTTGTGTCCAAGGGGAATCTGAATCTGAACGAACAAAAATGTACGCGGACCCGGAGTCGCCAGTCCTGTCGTCATCTGCCCACGCCCCAGCTATGGCCGTGTTTCCATCCGAAGAGATGGAGACACTTTCACCGAAATAGTCGTTATTCGCCGCATCCGAGGCTGTAAGCTTCTGACTGTGTCTCGTCTGTTTGTAACCCAAATTGACTTCACACGCATTACTCGTACCGTCTGTGATGTGCATAGTCTCGACTTCGAGATTTGAAACCTTTACATCTTCCACCACGATTTCATTGGCGACGATGTCCGAAGATATATGAAGAGTTCCATTACTAACAAATATATAAGCAGAACCAGAGTCGGTACCCCCGTCATCATCTCCATACGCCCCTACGACGGTAGTGGTTCCATCCCCGGAGATGGAGACACTCCAACCGAATCGGTCACTACTTCCCGGATCCGATGCTTTAATCTTCTGTTTTTGTATCCAAGAAGGTCCAGAACGAACAAAAATGTAAGCGGAACCAGAGTCACCGGCCTCGTCGTCATCTGTCCACGCCCCCACAATGGCGGTGTTCCCGTCTCCAGAGATGGAAACACTCCAACCGAATCGGTCGGTTGCTACTACATCAGAGGCTCTAATCTTCTGATACCGCGACCAAGAGGTTCCAGACCGCGTAAAAATGTATGCGGAACCGGAATCAGTACCCCCATCGTCATCTCCATAGGAACCCACGATGGCCGTGTTTCCATCCGACGAGATGGAGACGCTGTAACCAAAGTGGTCGTTGGCTGCCGCATCCTCGGATGCTGTAAGTTTTGCTTGTTGTGTCCAATCAGAGCCCGAACGACTAAAAATGTATACTGAACCCGAGTCGGCACCCCCATCGCTGTCTCTGTGTGCCCCCACGATGACCGTGTTTCCATCCGAAGAAATGGAGACACTGTAACCGAATTCGTCGCCGGTCACTCCATCAAATGCTGTGAGTTTTGTTTGTTGTGTCCAAGTGGATCCTGAACGGATAAAAATGTAGGCAGCTCCCGTATTTATACCTACGTCGTCATCTTGATTCGCTCCCACAACGATCGTATTTCCATCATCGGAGATAGAAACACTGTGACCAAAGTAGCTACTGACCGTTGGAAATGTTGCCCTAATCTTCGTGCCGGTGTCCCACGTACCATCCGTGCGGGTAAAAATATACACAGAACCAATGTCTGTGCCTTCATATTGATCGTCGACATACCTCGCCCCTACGACAGCCGTATTTCCGTCTGAAGAGAGGGCGACGCTGTAACCGAATTGGACGCCGACCACTGCATCTGATGCCGTAAGCTTTGCCTGTTGTGTCCACGTGATTCCAGAACGGGTAAAAATATACACGGAACCGGCTTCGTCCCCATCTGCATATGCCCCCATGATGGCGGTGTTGCCATCCGAAGAGACCGAGACGCTATGGCCAAAGTTGTCGCTATTCGCTGCATCCGAGGCTGTAAGCTTTGATTGCTGTATCCAATTCCTTGTAGCTGAACTGATACTAAAATCACATATATTATTAAACCCATCTGAGATACGCATAGACCCAGCTTCGAGTTTCGAAATTTTTGCACCCCCCGTAACATTAAGAGCGGTGTTTGATGTATTCGTGATATTAATAGTGTTCGTGGTGGTATTACTGACATTAAGAACTTCATCTAGACCCATGGTCGTTTTAACATCGACGTTGTTAATGACAAATGAATTTGCGTGTATAGTCCCCACGACATCCAACGCACAAGCTGGTGCATCGGTTCCTATGCCTATGTTTGAAGTCGCAACAATCTTATCAGCCCTGGGAGTTCCATTTGTAAAATTTATAAATCCCGTAGGCGTACCAATAGACATTTAATATAGCGTGAGGAAAAATTCACGTGTTATTAAATGCGTGTGATGCAATTAGTTAGGGGCTTCGGGCCACTCCACACCCACAAGGTTTCCGTCCTCGTCGAGGTCGGGTGAAGACATACCCGGAAGGTCTCTTAGGTGTTGGCGGTAACGACCCCACTGTTTACGTTTTTCATCGTTTATGGGGTAATCTGATATGGCATACTTATCGGTCGTGTTTAGGAGTGCATCCCTTTCTGCACGAAGCTTTTTCATAGCGTCTTCTTTGCGTCGACGCTCTGCTTCCATTTGAGCCAGTTCTTCGGGGGTGGGTTCATAATTCTCTGGTACGGGTAGTTCCATTATTGTATAAGTGTGATTTTAATGTACCCGTGATCAGCCGTGTGCGTCGAAAAGGTTGGTGATGTCATATTATTTCTCGTTGTGCCACCATATGCACCAGGTGTAAGGTTATAATTGACCCCATCACCACCAGCATACCCGGCACCACCTCCACCTGCGTGTGCGCCATTACCACCACCTCCACCAAAACCACCTTCACGGGCGTAACTAGTGGACCAAGATTGATTACCGAGAGCACCTAACGCGCCGTTTGCTGGTGAGTACCCACCTGTTTGAATATTTGACCCCCCTACCCCTAAACCATTACCACCAAAGCCAGCTCCACCACCATTGCTATAGTTACCATAATTACCCCCACCTGTATCAGATACATTCGCCTGACTTGAACCACCATCTGTACCGCGTGCGGCGGACCAAGCAGTTCCATTACAACCACCTCCACCACCCGCGACGGCGTACAGTGTTCCTAAATTGGATGATAAAACCCAAGAGGCACCTCCGCCCCCACCGGAATAACTATTGTCGTTAGCTGGTCCGTCCAGACCAGCTTGACCGACTATTAGTTTTAAAACAGTATTTATGGTGAGATTCTGTAGTCCTTTAGTCCAACCACCTTTACCCCCTGAACCTTGGGTAGAAGTGATGTATGAATGTCCACCCCGTGCACCCGCCACTTCAATCTCGTACGTCCCCGTTTGAGGAACAGTCCACTCTTGAATACCCTGGGTCGTGACATTTAAATAATTGGTATTGTCGGTCCAACTGGGTGTGTACGCACTTGTAAGCTGTGAGAGCGTAGGTCCAAGCCTACCCGTTTGGCCTGCATTGGTGAATGTGTGTGAAGTGAATGAGTATAATGCGTCAATAGTCTCGATCGTAAACGTCAAATCCGTATACGCAGACGTATCCAAAGTATCCGTCGCTCGGATGATCACGGTACTCAGGGTCCCATCGGATTCTGTACTCGTTCCAGAAATGGTACTCCCCGAGAGTGTGAGTCCACCTGGAAGACTTCCCACTACCGAATAACTGACAGACGAACCACCGATGGCATCCGTCGCGGATAATGTGAGTGTAGTGGAACTCGCCGTACTGAACTCCTGCGTACTCCCACTCGCCGGGGACGACCAAGTCGGACCCTCAAACCCAAGTGTCTGTGTACTTTTCGCGGTGACACCGGCCGTGTCCGTCACGACAATCTTGTAAGGTCTGTTTGCACCCTGGCCCGATGCCAAGGTACCCATTTTGAACCGGATGGTTGAAGAGTTATCAAAAATGAAATCAGTCGTGTTGTATAGGGTTGTTCCGTCGGCCCCTTCGAGTTGAACAGTGCTTCCATTATCAAAAAAGGTTCCGTACACCGTGATATCCTCAGTCGTCACATTGGCGTATGCGATGGTGGTAGGACTAAATGATGTTATACTTATTTGTCCAAACCTAAGTGTTTCTGCACTTTTTGTTGTGAGCCCAAGTCTGTCTGTGACGAGAACTCTATAAGGTCTGTTTGCAAATTGTCCCGATGCCAAAGTACCTATTTTGAAACGTATGGTGGAAGAATCTACAAACAAAAAATTGGTTGTGTTGTAAGTGGTTCCATCGACACCTTGGAGTCTGACTACACTTTGGTTATCAAAAAAGGAGCCATTGATCGTGATATCCTCGGTCGTGGTATTGGCGTACGCGAATGGGTTGGGGCTAACCGAGATTACACCCGGGGAAGTTACGATGGAACTCCACCCACCGGAGGTGTAGTATTCGAAGTACCCAGTCGTTGAATTGTGACGAAGCATTCCTTCAACAGCCGTAGAGGGGCGTTCAGCGGTCGTACCACTCGGCATGATGATGGCGTCTGTTGTGGTTTCTAACGCCCCTACACTAATAAATTCTGAACCATTCTGGTAAATATTACCGGACACATGAATGTCGCCACCTATTACAACGTTTGAGGACGCCTGGAACCCAGTCACCACATTTGTAGATATGATAGTGTCTCCAGTTGAATTATTTTCGTTTGTCACGTGATCTAGACCCTGTGAACTCGAAATAAAGAAATTTTCCAAATGAAATGAATTTGCGTGTACATTTCCTACGACATCCAACTCATAAGCTGGTGCATTGGTGCCTATGCCTATGTTTGAAGTCGCAATAATCTTATCAGCCCTGGGAGTTCCATTCGTAAAATTTATAAATCCCGCCGGTGCACCGATAGACATTTAATATAGCGTGAGGAAAAATTCACGTGTTATTAAATGTACGTGTTTAGTTGGGTGGTGTGGGCCACTCCACACCCACAAGGTTTCCATCCTCATCTAGGTCGGGCGAGGACATACCCGGAAGGTCTCTGAGGTGCTGGCGGTAACGACCCCACTGTTTACGTTTTTCGTCGTTTATGGGGTAATCTGGTGTGACATACTTATCGGTCGTGTTTATGAGTGCATCCCTTTCTGCACGAAGCTTTTTCATAGCGTCTTCTTTGCGTTTTTCCCCGGCTTCAAGGGCCGCAATTTCTTCGGGGGTCCTGTATCTTACTCCCATTTATATTTATCTTTTATTATTTTTATGTTATTCTTTAAATATATACCACCCAACGTCATTAGTTATGTCAAATGATTCACCAAAAATACTATATAAAATAAAAATTACTTATTTAAATTCTACTATGCATTTGTATGTGAGATATCGTTTATTATGACAAAAATGTTATAATAACTTTACCACTGGGTCCAAATGTATAAGGGTCTGCTGAAGGTGCGTAAGCATTCCAAGCGCTTAAATTCGTTATTCCTTGCCCGTTAAATGCAGAACTTCCGTTATATAATCCATTCGAAGTTGCAACGTTTGACGCAGAAGAGTTTATGTAACAACTTCCACCACCACCTGCTTGACAGCTAGTAGTAGCGCCACCTCCTCCGTAGCCACCACCGCCGCCACCACCAATGCAGCAGTTTCCATGCCCGCTTGCTCCGCCACCAAATCCGCCTAGTACGTTGGGAGTCTGTTGGGTGGAGCTACCACCCTGCCCACCATTAACAAAAGCCTGTGCAATACCATTATTAACCCCGCTTAAATTCCCCCATTGGGCGGCGGCGCCATTTCCAAAAAAACCCGCCCCCGAAGGTCCCTGATTCGAACCACCACCTTGTCCATTAGAACCACCCGCAGTCCCGCTGCTACTTGTACCTCCTGTAGTAGTTGTAACTGCGTCTAGTCCTGTCCTCTGGGCGGTTCCTCCACCGCCACCGGCAATAACTAAAATCGACGCATTGGTGTTATAGGGTGCTCTTACCACAAATGTTCCTCCGCCCGCCCCAACATTACAGTTGTCGCTTTTAGATGTTCCCCCTTGACCAACTAATATTTGTATAACTTCATTGATTGTTAACGTGACGTCTGCTCTTATGATTGCACCCCTACCACCTAAATAACTTTGTGTTCTTCCAGCTGAACCACCCCAAGCTTCAATCCTATACGTCCCCGTTTGAGGAACAGTCCACTCTTGAATACCATTGGTCACATTAAAATAATTGGTATCGTCAGTCCAACTGGGTGTGTACGCGGTTGTAAGCTGTGTGAGTGTGGGACCATTTATACCCGTTTGGCCTGCACTGGTAAACGTGTGTGAAGTGAACGAGTATATTGCGTCAATAGTCTCGATCGTAAACGTCAAATCCGTGTATGCTATCCCATCCACCGTATCTGTCGCTCGTATGGTCACGGTACTCAGGGTCCCACTAGATTCCGTACTCACTCCAGAAATGGTATTCCCCGAGAGTGTGAGTCCACCCGGAAGACTTCCCACTACCGAATAACTGACAGACGAACCACCGATGGCATCCGTCGCGGATAACGTGAGTGTGGTGGAACTCGACGTATAGAACTCATGCGTACTCCCACTCGCCGGGGACACCCATAGTGGATCTAATCCGAGTGTTTGTGTACTTTTATCGGTAAATCCAATAACGTTTGTCACGACAACTTTATAAGGTCTGTTTGCACCTTGACCCGATGCCAAGGTACCCATTTTGAACCGGATGGTTGAAGAGTTATCAAAAATGAAATCGGTCGTGTCATACAAAGTTCCGTCGGCCCCTTCGAGTTGAACATTACTCACATCATCAAAAAAGGAACCAATGACGGTGATTTCATCGTTCGCCACGTTGGAGACTGGGATGTGATTCGGACTAAAGGAGGCTACATCTGTATTTCCAAACCTAAGTGTTTCTGCACTTTTTGTCGTGAGCCCAAGTCTGTCTGTGACGAGAACCCCATAAGGTCTGTTTGCAAATTGTCCCACTGCCAAAGTACCTATTTTGAACTTTATGGTTGAATCGTTTTCAAAAACGAAATCGGTCGTGTTATAAGTAGTTCCATCGACACCTCGGAGTCTAATGACGCTCTGATTATCAAAAAAGGAACCGGTGATCGTAATGTCCTCGGTTGTCACATTGGCGTACGCGAATGGGTTGGGGCTAATCGAGATTACACCCGGGGAAGTTACAATGGAACTCCACCCACCGGAGGTGTAGTATTCGAAGTATCCCGTCTCTGAATTGTGTCGGAGCATACCCGAAACACCCGTAGAGGGGCGTTCAGAGGTCGTACCACTCGGCATGATGATGGCGTCTGAGGTGTTTATATCGATGGTCGCGCGGGGGTTCGTCGTTCCGATACCAATAAATTCTGAACCATTTTGGTAAATATTACCAGACAAGTTTATGTCACCGTCTACTACAATGTTTGAGGACACCGTCAAACCTGTCGTTACATTGGACAACGCCAATGTTTGCGTAGTGTCTATACCGGCTAGAAATTCCGAACCATTTTGGTAAATATTACCAGATAAATGAATGTCACCACCCACCGTAATATTTGAAGACGATTGGAATCCCGTCATCACATTTGTAGAGATGATAGTGTCCCCCGTCAAATTATTTTCATTTGTCACGTGATCTAGACCATGTGAAGTCAAAACAATAAAATCTCCCAAATGAAGTGAATTTGTATGCACATTCCCCACAACGTCCAATTCGTATGCAGGTGTATCGGTTCCTATACCTACCCGACCGTCCGCACGTAGTGACATTACCGTGGATTCTGAGTAGGTTCCATCGGCGAGACCTATGTCGAGACGTGAACGAGACGCCGTCCCGGTGTTTTCATATCGAGAAAGATTAAAAGATGCACGCGCGCCATACGATTCCCCGGTAGTGCCATCTCGTGTAAGGTGAAGCATGGCTTTTGGATCGTCAATGGCGGTCGTAGACGTCGGTGTTGAGTGTGTCAGTGTCAGGGGTGCATCCGAGTGATCGAAAGAATTTGTAATGGTTGGTGGATCATTTACGTATTGGTATCCTACCACGTGGAGATTGGCTGAAGGTGTTGATGTACCTATACCCACATTTGAGTCGGCCACAAAAGCCGTTGTAGCGTTTGTAAATTGCACAGTATTTGAGGTAGTGTTACTGTTATCTGTGATTTCCTGGAGGGTTGTCGATATGTTATCTAATCGAGACCCATCCCCCACAAAGTAGTTTGCCTCGACATTCCCCGTGGCAACAAGTCCTAAGTCATTATTTTTAAGTAAAACCGTATTATAAGTTGAATTTCCATAATATACAACTCTCTCAAGAGTAATACCCGTGAGTTCCGAACCGTCCCCTTTCAGGTACGTCGCTTCAACATTCGCCGTCGTAGTCAAGTTGTTTGCAAACACGTTGCCGTAGACCCGGACATCAAGACCCCCGTCCGCGAGTGGAACCACGTCAGTCTCCGAAGCCCCACTTTGCGTGTATCCCAAAGCGAGTTCATCTTCGTCGCCTCTGTATGCCACCGCGACGTTTGCCGTTGGACGCGTGATCACGAGACCCGCGTCAATGGTATCACTCGCATTGCCCTTCGCAACTTCTATGATTGGATCCTCGATGGCAAGATTCTGTGTATCGATAAAGGTGGTCGTTCCCGAAACTGTGAGATTCCCGTCGACGGTGAGATCCTTGGCGATGTGTACGTTTCCGTGTACATCGAGGAGTTCTGTGGGTGCGAGTGTGCCTATACCCACGTTCCCCGACACGTACGATATATCAGACGCATTAGAGGTCTTTGTGTAGAGCCATTTGTCAGCGTTGTGTACGATGAGGTGCCGAATCTTGTGGGACGCCCCCGCTGTGGCGGAAAATCCCACGTACCGGGAATCAAACTCTTGGTAGTTTTCGGTGAATTTGTGAGTCAAGACGACTTTACCCGCGAGGGAAATGGACACCGAACCCTGGAAATAATTGATATTGACGTGTTGCCAATCCGCTGAACGGATGTTCGCCGAAGTCGTGGCGTGGACAGAACCCTGCCAACGAATATCTATTTGGTTCTGGGTGTTATCGAACACGATTTTGTACCCACCGTCGTTCGCCGTGTAATCCGTGTGATTGGGTTCAGTTGTATTGAAGAGACTGTACGTGAGCACACCACCCGTCGTAGTGACGTGCATATCAAATTCGGTGTGCCACGCGTTTGGGAGCTGGAGAGGCCAATAGACCCATCCATCGTTGAGGTCGATGGCTGTCGTGTCTCGGGTCACACCAGTGGCCGAACGATATGAACTGCCTTCTTGGGGTGTGAACGCGGTGTTCACATCCTGGTCGTCGTAGAGAAGCACGTCGTTTCGGGCGACTGTGTTTATGGCGGTCGTGAAACCACCGGCCTGTTTGATGTCTATACTGGATACTTTCAGCGTTCCATTGATAATATCCAATACACCGTTATTTGGGTTAATGGCCATTTCTATTATAGGGGGAGGAAAAAGTAATTAGTAGTCTGACATACACGGAAGTTAAAATTACCCCAACGCCTTTATCATAATCATGGGTTGGGAATACATATCGGTACCACCGCCATCCCAGTATTGAGTTTGGTGTAAGTACCCACGCTCATTACTTGAACTATAATCTCTAACCATCCATTTGAAACAAAGAACCGGAGTCCCTGTAATGACACCGAATGCATCGTCAGCTGATGGTGCGTCGTAGCTAAACACCCATCTCGCAACAGTTTTATCTTCGGCGTAATAACCAGATCTGGAATATCTCGCTTTAGTGACTTCTTTCCATGATACACTATTGTCTACGGAAAAATATAGTTTCCAGTGTGACATTGAATGAGCATCAAGCCATGGTAACATACATGTGTATTCATATACTATTGTTTTAGTTCCAATTGGTGGTACATAACCTGTAACTATTGACCCAGTTGCATCTAAATAATATTCCTGTATAGTCATGGTTCCAGTTACATTTTGTATTGACGCTCTTCCGTGTAGTGAAGTTGAGTTACACACAGAGTGAAGTTCTTCAATAACTTCACCTGGTTTATACTGTGTTTTTGCAATTCGTCCATCCACTATGATGTCTTTAGATATATGGAGAGCTTTTTCAACATTAAATATATAAGCGGAACCGCTATCTGTGGTGCCATCATCATCTGCGTACGCCCCTATAATGGCGGTGTTTCCATCCCCAGAGATGGAGACACCCCAACCGAAATAGTCACTGGATCCTGCATCCGCACCGGCCGTAAGCTTCTGTTTTTGTGTCCAAGTACCGTCTGAACGAACAAAAATGTACGCGGACCCGGAGTTACCTTGTCCGTTGTCGTCATCGTAGTACGCCCCTACTATGACCGTGTTTCCATCCGAAGAGATGGAGACATTGCGACCGAAATAGTCACTATTTGCCGCATCCGTACCGGCTGTGAGTTTCTGTTGTTGTGTCCAAGTACCGTCTGAACGAACAAAAATGTACACGGACCCGGAGTTACTTTGTGCATTGTCGTCATCGTAGTACGCCCCTATAATGGCGGTGTTTCCATCCCCAGAGATAGAGACATTCATACCGAAATAGTCACTGGATCCCGCATCCGTACCGGCCGTAAGTTTCTGTTGTAGTGTCCACGAAGACCCGGAACGAACAAAAATGTACGCGGACCCGGAGTTACTTTGTGCATTGTCGTCATCTCTGTGCGCCCCAACTATGGCCGTGTTTCCATCTGAAGAGACGGAGACACTGTAACCGAAATAGTCACCGGATCCTGCATCCGCACCGGCCGTAAGCTTTGCTTGTTGTGTCCAAGGGGAATCTGAATCTGAACGAACAAAAATGTACGCGGACCCGGAGTCACCTTGTGCATTGTCGTCATCTAGGTACGCCCCTATAATGGCGGTGTTTCCATCCCCAGAGATGGAGACACTGTAACCGAATTGGTCACTGGATCCCGCATCCGTACCGGCCGTGAGCTTCTGTTGTTGTGTCCAAGTACCATCTGAACGAACAAAAATGTACGCGGACCCGGAGTTACCTTGTCCGTTGTCGTCATCGTAGTACGCCCCAACTATGACCGTGTTTCCATCCCCGGAGATGGAGACACTGTAACCGAAATAGTCACTATTTGCCGCATCCGTACCTGCTGTGAGTTTCTGCCGTTCTATCCATGTGGTTCCCGAACGAATAAAAATGTACGCGGACCCGGAGTCAGTACCCCTGTCGTCATCTCTTTGCACCCCAACTATGGCCGTGTTTCCATCCGAAGAGATGGAGACACTTTGACCGAAATAGTCACTACTCGATGGAGTATCCGTGGGTCTAACCTTTGCCTGTTGTAACCAATCGGAATTAGTAAAATTAAACTTACATTCTGCATTTGGGTCGTCTTTGATGCTTATAGACGTCACAGACATAGCCCCCACATTTGCGTTACCCACGACGTCTAATGCATAGCTCGGTGAAGCTGTACCTATACCGACGTTACCTGTGTTTGATTGAACATAGAAATTCGTTGAAATAACTTTGACATCATCTACCGCCGCATCGACTGTGGGCAATGCTTCTTCTTGTGCTACCTCTTCATTAAATTCTGTTTCTAATTGTTGTTGCGTGGGTAGGTACTGTTGAAACGCCGGTGGAACACTGATTGAATTGTAAGTATCCTTAAATTTAAATCTTGGTGGTAAATTGTTTCCCATCAACCGTCTGATGACCCTTTCCATTACCTTGTGGCGACGCAACTTACTGTTCACCATTTATATTTATTTACATTTTATTATCCTATGAAAAATCCTGAAAATACGTTATAATTTTCCGTCGTACTCTCACCAAACGTGGAACCCTCCACTTGATATACCGTGACGTATTGACCTGCGGTCAACTTGATGGTCGCGGAAATATTACACTGTCCATAACCAGCGAGAGGTGCATCTATGAGAGAGTTAATTTGCTGTCTTACATCATCGATCGCAAAGTCGTAGACAGTTCTATCGTTTGTGGAAACGCCGTGTGCACTAAAAAAATAGTGCCCCGTGATGGGCGCCGTAAAACGCCCCGTGGCGGTATCGTAACTACTTGTATTATCGTACAAAACGCTGTTATAGTCGATATCCCCCGTGCCAGCGAGGGTTCCATCGGTCAATTGAACACGGAAGGCGGGGACATCGGTTTGTGTAACGGTTTGTGCGGTAAGTTTAGACGCCTGGAGGTGCGCCGATGGGAAGTCCACAATGTGGGTCGCCATTTCTATTATAGGGGGAGAAAAGACTTATGGAGTTGGTGGCGTGGGCCATATAGGATTTTCTGGGTCCAACTTACCGAAACAGAGCGTCGCGTTCTTAATATATAGAACACCAACTGAAGGTGACTGTAAAGACATTTAATATATCGGGAGAGAATTATTAAATGTGTGTAAAGACGATGAGACACCATCTTTTATGAGCACGCATCGCGTTGACGAACAGTGAATTCTTTTTAAATTTTAAAGAAGCTTTATATTAACTTTACCATGTCCAAACTTAACTGAATAGTTTACTTCTTTCAGTACGTCGATTGCGCGCGGGGATATGTAGGAACCACCTCCACCTCCAGGTCCAATATAACCAGCACCACCACCCGAATAACCACCTCCACCACCCGGAAGTGTACCTGAACTGGTACCTCCCCCACCACCAAAACCGCCGTCATTAAAAGCAGTACCACCGCTACCCCCATTGGCAAATGAATGTCCTCCACTATTAGTGGCTCCGTCTTGACCATCGGATAACCAACCCGCACCACCACCACCGTTTGTATAACTACCACCACCGTAACCATTCGTACCTCCTACAGCGCCATCGCCATAAGGACTATAACCAGTTTTACCATTTTCGTGTATATTTGCATTGCAAATATCATCATATGGTCGCGATTGTCCGAGATTAGCACCACCACCACCGCCTGCGGCAATCAAAAGTGTTGATGTGGTAAAGACGATGAGGTTATGATCAATGTACCTTCTGTTATTGATTTTTCCTGTGATGTATCGAATTCGCAGACGGTGTGAAGAGGAAGAAATGGTTGATTTTTCAGTCTGTACACGGTATCGTTCGCCTCTCCGGGGTTATTTAAGATGTAGACGAGTGAAAAGCATGGACGAAATACATTTTCATATGGATACGCATTGTGTTCATGGAGTTCCTGAAAATCACCTTCTTCGTACGTATTGAACCACGCCGAAACAATTTTGATTTCTTCGATGTCTAGCTTGACTTGATCGAGCATGTCACTCAGAGGTTTGAGCACGAGATTTTCGACGAGCGTGGAATCGTATAAAAAGTCATTGACATCGGTTCCGAGACTCGTCCCGAGCTTACACGCCTTGAAGGGTGTGTTACCGTGTACAGAATCTTTTAGACTTTGTATCTTTGGTAAATAAGTCTTTCTGATTTCTTTGTGCTCTGGGATTTGCGTCCAGTACACAAAGTGAGCGGGGAAATGATGGAAAGGCATCTATTATGAGAATAGATTTTCACCACATATGAAAAAATGCGTCCCGGGCACCGACGGCCACGAGCTGATCGATACCACCAGACATTTTATAGTTTTTTAAGTGACAAATTAGACGATGGTTACCCGACCAGATTTACTGCGCGATTTCACTAAATGTGGAAGAGTTGATTTTCCTGTGATGTATCGAATTCACACGCGGCGTGTTGTGTGGATTCGAATAAAAAGTCGGTTCCGAGACTCGTGCCTTGAAGGGGTGTCGCGTGTGCGTGACGTAATTAGTTGGGAACTTCGGGCCACTCCACACCCACGAGGTTTCCATCCTCGTCGAGGTCGGGCGAAGACATGCCCGGAAGGTCTCTGAGGTGTTGGCGGTAAAAGAGCCACTGTTCACGTTTTTCATCGTTTATGGGGTGGAACCTATTTACGTAGGGGGGGTGGGCCAAATAAATTGTGAGCTATCCACATTTTCTCCATACGGTATATTTTTAGGTAAATCTCTTAACTTTTGTCTGTATTCTTTCCAAGCATCCCGTGTCACATCATCTAAATTATTATCGTCGAGTCTAGTCCAATCTGTATCAGATAGTTTTTTATTACGTAAATCTAATATATCCGATATGTAATGTCTTCTATAATTTTCCTTAAAAATTTTAGATTCTACACCTAGTTTATAGTCATCTGTTATATACATTCCTATTCTATCTTCTGCTTGATTTAATAAAAACGGTATATATTTATTATGTTCTTCCAATATATCTATATATTTATAATGTCCATCGTTTTCCATACCCTGAACCATCGACTTTTCAAATATAATACATGACATATTTTTAGGGTCCAGACAATTTACCACTAAAACGTACTTCATATCTTTATTATAATACAGAGATAAATTATAAAATTGTAATTACTAACTTACCCCCTTCTATAAGGTTGTGGACTGAATTAGTAAGATTCGTTATGGTAAAATCATTTGTGGATGATTTTACAAAATTAGATCCTCCGCCACCGTTAGGCCAATTTGTGGCGCCACCATAATACCCACCACCACCACCACCATTGGCCCAACTTGTACCTGAGCCACCATTTGGCCACGCGTACCCCGTATGTGAAGTACCAGATGCTACTGCCCAGTCCGTTCTTGCTATAGGAGCATTAGGGGTAGTGCCCGCGCCACCAAAAACTCCGTCACAAGTATACGTGGTACTTATACTACGACCTCCATCCAACCCCGGGCCGGTTGTTGATGCACCTGTTGCAGTATAGCCTTCATCATTAGTACCTCTTGAATTGGTATCGGCGGTGGTTGGACCACCCGAACCGGGGCTGTTTGTATCACCCCAACCCCCGTATGAACCTCCATGTGCACCTCCACCACCACCCGCTACAAGTAAGGCTGAGCTCATACCACTGTAAAAGGAAGTAATAAAACTACTATTTAATACACTACCGCTCGCGTCTGAGGCTTTTTGTGTTCTTATATCCGTAGATCCACCACCACACCCCGCTCGACCCGATGCACTTACATTACCCTGTCCCACATATGCATAAAAGGTGCCATCGGTGTTAAATTGTATATTCGCTCTGACGTACCCACCCGGAGCGCCATCATCGTTATTGTTACTCCACATACCCTTACCCCCGGCACCACCGTACAGCCTGAATTGGACCTTTAGCCCCTGTGTGTATGTCATAACATGCTCATCTCTTGAATAAGTTAATGTAAATGTGTCACCTGTATAATATTCAGTACCATTGTAAGTTAGTTTGGGGGGTGTGACAGTGAGCGTATCCGTAGAAGAAGTACTCAAACCCAGACCGGTAGTCACGACGATCGTATATGGGCTGTTTGCAGCCGAGACCGAATTACCCGTTCTGAAACGGATGGTCGTAGAATCTACAAACGTAAAATTGGACGTATTGTACAGGGTTCCATTGGCCCCTTCGAGTTGAACGACGGACTGAGCATCAAAAAAGGAACCAGTGACCGTGATGTCCTCGGTCGTCACATTGGCGTACGCGATTGGGTTAGGACTGAACGAAACTATACTCGGGTTCCCAAACCCAAGTGTCTGTGTACTCTTAGTCGTGAGTCCAGCCCCATTCGTCACGGCAATCTTATAAGGTCTGTTTGCAAGCTGACCAGACACCAAGGTACCTATTGTGAACTTAATGGTCGCATTATCAACAAATGTAAAATTGGTCGTGTCATACAAAGTTTCATCAGCCCCTTCGAGTTGAACACTACTCTGAGCATCAAAAAAGGAACCAGTGACCGTGATGTCCTCGGTCGTCACATTGGCGTACGCGATTGGGTTAGGACTGAACGAAACTATACTCGGAGGCGTCGCGATAGAAGCCCATCCACCCGTTGTGTACATTTCAAAATAATCAGTCGTTGAATTGTATCTAAACATACCCGGGACAGCCGTAGACGGACGTTCATCCGTAGTACCACTGGGTACGATGAGTGCATCCGTGGCGTTTATATCGAGAGTCACACGGGGTTCAGTGTTTGCACCGATGGTCGTTCTGTGTGTGGAGTATATGTTGCTCCCAATCTCATTCCACGCATCGGCGGCGGATTGTGCCTCGTAATCTTCGTCGTCATCCACAAAAATATCCGAAATTTCTTTGGTATCATCAATACTTTTCGTGTACGCTTTCCAGTGCTGAAGTTGTAAATCTGCGAGTGCCGTGATACCGTCGTTAGGGAATCGTTGTTGTGCGTATGCGACTGCGGCGGTTTCAACACTTGCCTCGTCTGTGATATCAGCCACTTCAGCGATCGCGAGTTCACGTACGACTTTAGGGACTTTATCGATTTTACGGCGTTTAAACTTCATTTTACCGTTTTCAAAAGCAATCTTTGTTCGGTCACCGACCCACATGGAATTGTTCGAGACGAACAAATCCCTGATTTTGAATTCGGGTGAACCGATATCATACGAAGAATCCGACGATGGTACGATGTGCCCACCCATGGTGTAATCCCCACGAACATCGAGTGTGGACAAGGGGGCATCCGTTCCCAACCCAATATTCCCCGTCGTCGTATCCACATAGAGGTTACCAGTACCAACTTCGACATTGGATCGGTAATAGAGAGAATCACCACCGTCCGTCCAAAGGGAGCTCACAAAGGGGGACCCACCTTGGTAGAACGATCCCGAGAGATTGATGTCCCCACCGACATCGAGCGTGTATTGTGGATCGGAGACACCTATACCCACACTCCCCTGCGTGTACGCGATGTTCGATTCCCCCGTATACATCCACTTTTCACCGTTAACGATGCGAAGATTACGAATCTTCCGCCCATCCGTGGACGCTGAAGAGAAATTTGTGTATTCCCCGTTGACGTACGGCTTCTCCCGCTCGATATCCTTGTAATAAAACTTTCTGGACCCACCGAGACTTATGGCGATCATTCCACGCTCGTAATTGATCACGACCTTTTGCCAATTTTCTGTGGCCGTGAAAAGTCCCGTGACCGTGGCCTCCGTGAGAAGGGTGCCGTCGTAGTAGAGACTGATTTTGTCGTTGTTATCATTAAACGTGAAAGAGTAGCCGTCTCCGCCCGTGTTAGTGGTGCTAAACACGTTTGCATAGAGTGGCCCGGGATTCGTACCCGAACGGATGTCCATCTCGAAGTCCATCACCCACGCATTGGGGAGCTTTTGACCCCAATACACGTAGCCATCGGCGACGTCGAGGTAGCCATTCACAGTATCACGAACCCCCGGGGTACTCGTGAACCCCGTAAAGGTCGTTGTTGAAGCCTGATCATCGTAGATGAGCACGCTATTGGCTCTCGTGACATTGAGGGCGGTGTCCACACCCTGAATGTTAGA